AACATTTTCGTCTGGATCACGAGGGCACACCAAATCTTCGTCTCACTGAAGAATCCACATTCGTATTTAAAGTGAAGCGGTATGCAGACTTGCTCATGGACTGCTATTTGTCGTTTACGCTCCCCAATATATGGTCTCCAATAATGCCTCCGCAACCAATACCAGGAACTAATCCAGTTCAATACACGACTTGGGCACCGTATGAATTCAAGTGGATCGAGGACTTGGGGGCGCACATGATAAGCAAAATATCCATTACTTGTGGTAATCAAACTCTACAGGAGTATTCAGGACAATATTTGCTCGCCTCAGTGCAGCGCGATGTTGGGAAGAAGGGACTATTCGATGAAATGTCGGGGAACACAGCGGAGTTCAATGATCCCGCCAACGACAGAGCACATGTGAACTCTTACCCGAATTCCTATTACACTGATTCTCCTGCTGGAGCACAACCTTCGATCAAAAGTAAGACGATTTATGTTCCGCTAGGCGCATGGTTCAATATGCGCAGCACAATGGCGTTCCCTCTGGTCGCTTTGCAATACAATGAGCTGCAGGTCAGTATAACCCTGCGTCCTTTATGTGAGCTCTTCCGCATTCGTGATGTGATGGATTGGACAAATAACTTCCCGTATGTGGCACCAAACTTCAATTTAGACTATATGCAGATGTATCGATTTCTGCAGACCCCGCCAGCCGAAAATATTACTAGCAACAATGTTTATATCGATAGGCGAACCGATTGGAATACCGACCTCAATTTGAGTTGTACATACTGTTTCCTTTCCAATGATGAAGCAAAGCTATTTGCAAAGAATGAGCAGAAGTACTTGTTCAAGCAGGCGCGTGAAAACATGTTTTACAATGTTACCGGTCAGAACAAGGTGGATCTGAAGTCTATGGGTTTAGTGAGTGGTTGGATGTTCTATTTTCAGCGGTCCGATGTATATTTGCGCAATGAATGGTCAAACTATACGAACTGGCCATACAACTATGTGCCAAATGATTCAACTCCTGGACCTTCAAGTGGATCTATTCAATATCCAGTAATTCCAGCAGTTTCAATTGGACCAGGAGTCAATGTCGATGGATCGCCAACTGGTCTCTTCGTGTCGGGACCATACAGCCCACAGAACAACAAGGAAATTTTGGTTGGATTAGGAATTTTGTTGGACGGTCAATACAGAGAGAACATTCTTCCTGTTGGAGTCTTTAATTATATTGAGAAATATACGAGGACTGCGAGTGTTGCACCAGATGGTGTGTATTGCTACAATTTCTGCTTGAATTCGGGACCATCCGATCAGCCTTCGGGAGCAATGAACATGAACAAGTTCAAGAATGTGCAATTTGAATTCACTACGATAACTCCGCCACTGGATCCTTTAGCGCAATCATTGACGATTTGCGACCCGGATACAGGGGAAATAATTGGAATCAATAAACCGACTTGGCGCATTTTCGACTACAATTACAATTTGTATGTCATGGAGGAGAGATATAATGTTGTGACATTCATTGGTGGAAATGCGGCATTATTGTATGCTACTTAATCCACCTTTCGTAAGTGGAGCCAAATCAATCTTTAGAAATCGAGTTCCGAATTTAATGCAATCGGACCATAATCGATAAATTCGCCAGTCATTGTGTATCCGACAGGATACGAGATTTCTCCTTGGATCTTGTATCGTTTGTCGAATTCTCGTTGGCTATTTTCAAATGCTGATTTCCAAGTGTTTGTTCCAAAATTTGGCATCGGTGGTCTAACGGCGAATCCTTCTCTACCAAAATACATCGATATGAAAAATATTACAAGTAAGCCTACTATTAGTAATTGCATATATACTATACATACGCAATATTATTTTGGGAATTATGGTTTAGCATATATTTTGAGTGTTTCTTATATTTTTTATTATCTTTTAAATATAAGTAATGGGAGAACAACTAGAACCAGATGAGTTAGATAAAAAAAGAGAAGATATGAACTCAACTGTTGAAGATAAAGCAACTACTATGGGAGAATCTATATTAAACCTATTAAAAATGTCGGCAGCTCATATAAAGAATATACTTGTGTATTTTGTTTTTGGAGTAATCGTTTTGTTTTATGCGAAACTTGGAACATCGAATATCATTCCGACAGAACCCGACTGTGTTCCCGAAAATACGGAATGTATCATTAACATTTTCAGTACATGGTCTGGGCAATCAATGAAGTTTTTATTCGCAGATGTTCCTGCCAACAAGAAGTACATGTTTTTGGATATGTTTCGGAAAAACAAAAAGTACAGTAACAGTTTTATTGTAAGGTATATGATCGATATCATGGAAGGGTTGCTTTTGTTGAACTATGGCGCATTTAACAAACTGTTCAAATTTTTCGACAGTATGTTTTACGAATGGGCAATTATAATATTTGGACCGATTATTTTGGGATTTTTCACATTTGGGCTGTCGATCGTTGACTTTGGTTATTTGATTTACCTCCTAATAACAGGATTGGCTTGGTCATTTAAAAAGGTTATGAATCCTACAGAGAAAAACACTAAAATTTGGCGTTCGTTGGATTCTTCAGAAGATGGAACATCTGCTTACCTATGGGCAATCCTTAAATTCTGGGTGCTGATTTTATTCGGCTTTATTGCCTTTACTATATCTGGTTATTTATTGATACCATTTGTAATCGGTGTGTGTTTGATAGGATTCTTAATGTATAAATGTAAAATGGCTGATACAGCAAATTATGATGATAGATCAAAATTCCCACCCAAATCGTTTGGTGGTATTCTGATGGAAGCGTTTAAGTTTTTCAAAAGCCCGTTGATGGCGCTGATCGGTGCAGTCATTACATTGAATGCCTACTTCTCTCTTGGCGTTCCTGCTCTTATCATGTCTTCCCTGGTGTTGATATTGATCGCATTCGATATAATATCTATCGATTTATTCAAGCCTGTGATCTTTACCAATTTATCTGATATTTCTTATGAGAATACTTGCGAGCCGAAGGATGGCGAGACGCCATCGTGCAGTGGCCAACAAGGTGGGTTTCAACGGGGGGGTGGGGGAGGATCTAATGGGGGAGGATCAAATGTGGGGGTGGATTGGGAAAGCTGGGTTGATAGTTTCACTGGCAAATCACACAAGAAATTAATGAAGCAGATCAAATCTTTGCACAAGAAGATCCATGCATAAAACTTTATTCAAATAGGTTAATTAGAATATAAACATATGCGTGCATTCTAATTAATGAAGCAAACCAAGTTGGCAAAGAAACCATTCGTGAGTATTTGCACTCCGACATTCAATCGGCGCCCATTTATCAATGCTATAATAAAGTGCTTTGAACACCAAACTTATCCAAAGGACAAGATGGAGTGGATTATTGTTGATGACGGATCTGACAAGATCGAGGACCTTGTTTCGCATATTCCCCAAGTCAAGTATTTCAAGTTCGATACAAAGATGACGCTTGGCAAGAAGCGCAACTTGGCTCATCAGAAATGCAGTGGTGATGTGATTGTGTATATGGACGATGACGACTACTACCCTCCCGAGCGCGTCAGTCATGCAGTGGAGATGCTGCGTAACAATCCCAAAGCTATGTGCGCTGGTTCCAGTGAAATGCATATTTATTTCAAGCATATTGGGCAGCTATATCGGTTTGGTCCCTATGGGACGAGTCATGCCACGGCCGCGACATTCGCGTTCCGCCGGGAGCTGCTAGCGAATTCCGGATACGATGATGATGCGTGTTTGGCGGAGGAGAAACACTTTTTGAAAGGCTACACAGTACCCTTTGTCCAGCTCGATACAACCAAGACCATTTTGGTGTTCTCTCATCAGCACAATACATTTGACAAGAAGGAGTTGCTTGGTGGCCCACCGAATCAGTTTGTTGCCCCTTCTACGCTGACTGTTGACAATTTCATCAAGGATCCAGAGTCAAAACAGTTTTACATGGAGGATGTAGATGATTTGTTGGAGACCTATGAGCCTGGGCGACCGGAATACAAGCCGGATGTGTTGAAGCAGGTTGAAGAGCTCAAGGTGAAACGCGCGGCACAGCAACAGCAACATCTAAATCGTCCCGATCAAATGCTCTTGAATAAGATAAGAGAACAAGATGATATGATTCGGTTTTTGACTGCCGAGAATAAAGAGTATCTAGAAAAGAACCAATATCTGGAAGGTAAAATCAAACAACTGATTGATCGACAGATTGAACAGATGAAACAAAAATAATAATTCGTGTAAAGTAATTATTATTTTTTTCGACCAACCGCTTACACCTTTGCGCATGGGACAGTCACTTTTCGCTGACACAAGGCACGCAGTGCCTGCGTTTCGTGAAAACGCCCCAGAATGGGCATTTACAAAATTGTATTATGATGTAACAAACTTTTATTTCATTTGAATGCTAAAATATAATGATTAACACTCTTCTTCAATTTCTGGTTCTGGTTCCAAATCAATCACATCCTTATCCTCCGTATCTGGTGCATTCTCCTTGATATATTTTTCCAAATATCGGTTGATGCGATTGATATCCAGCTTGGAGATCTCCAAATTCTCAAATAGTGACAGTATTTCACTGTCATCATATTTACTCTTCAGTTCGACGAAAAACCCAAATAGGTCCTTCTTGTCCATCCCAAGCTGTTGGCACAAATTCTGAATGAAGAGCGAATTATTGTATTCTGTCGAGTATTTGGTGAGCACTTTCGTGAAACGAATTTCGGCCGGAGCAAACCTCGACTTTTTCGTAAAATGTTCGTGGTACATTTTGTTGTTCTTCATCGTCTTGATGAGAGAACTCATCTCATTGAACTGCCAAATCTGTTTCTGAAATGTGATCCTGTCAATGTAGTCGGCGAAACAAATATTGTCCAACTGCTGAATGTAGAACGGAACAGACACCTTCTTATCCATCTTGTCAAGCACATCAATGATATTTTCGTGCCACAGGAGACCGACGCTGGTGCGGTCAGTTTCGTTCATTATGCTACTATGGTCATCTAATGAACAGTATTGATTGATTAACCGATGTGTGATTTTCTTGGTATCATCATTATATGACTTCATTTGGAAGACACTATTTATAATTTCATTACTAAACAGTGATGGATTGGAACGATACAAACTGTAAATGTTACTCAACTTTCGAAGGTCGCCCTGAACACAATTGACAATTGTATCCCGCGTAGTTGAATCAATCGCCGGTAACAGGAGCTGAACAAAAGTGGAAATCTGTGTAGTTGTCGGGGTTTTCAACTCCACGGTGTTGCATACTTTCATTAACTCCT